TGCGCACTCATGTTGCGCGCCATCTCCAGCTCGCGGAACTGCGCCTGGTTGACTTCGAGGTTACCGGTGCGTTCACCGATAGAGCGAGAAAATACAAGCATTCAGGTGCTCCTTACTTGATAACGACGCGCAGCAGATCGCCTGCAGCAATGGTGTACGCCGTGTCTTCTTCGACATATGCGCGGATGGACTCGCCAGAAGCGTGGGCTTTCACCTGGCCGTTTGCGATGGATAAAGGTTGGCCTTTTTTGTACGTGCCTGCCGCAGCGCGCACGTTAAGGAACATGCCCGGCATCGGATGGATGCCAACCACCAACTCATTCACAGGGATTGAGTCGTCAACCGTCTGGCAGCGCAGATAATCAAAGTCAGCGACATAGAGGATCGCCTCTTCGTTGCCATCAACCGAGGCCGTGAACTTGGCGGCGGAGAAGAAGCCAACAGTACCTGGCTTGGTGGCGGCCGCCGCGGCACCTTCACGGTTAAGCAGCGGATTAGGGAATACGCCACCGGCGTGAATTACGTGTTTTCCGTCTTTAGCCATTTTTTACTCCGGCATTTCGCTGACTGATTGGGTGTTGGTTGCCTGGTGGCGGAATGCACCGTTCAGGCCGAAAGAGGTCTGGCACTTGGCGTACATGGCGTCGAGTGCCTTACCGTCCAGATCTGCGACTTCTTCATCGCTCATGTTCATCGCCAGCTTCACAGCCGCGCGCTTTTCGCCCTTCTCTTTGTCGGCGTTCGCGCTCAGGCTGTTGAAAACGACGTCCACGCGATCGGCGAGTGTTTTCGCCCACGCTGGCATCTCTTCGTTATTGGTGGCCTGCTCTTTTTTCTTGGGCTTGCCGGTTTCAGGGTCGATTTCTTCATCGCCTTTTTTCTTGGCGGTGGCTTCTTCGGCCTTCATCTGGTTGTATGCGTCCATCAGCTCGGCGTCGGACTTGCCTTCAGTCGGCTTACCAGCGGCTTGCAGCGCATTGATAATCAGTTCTTTCATCGGATCGTTCTCTCCGTTGGTTTTAATCTCGTACTCAGTGGGTTTGCGCACGACTTCTACAGGTTCGCCGACGAACACGGCCTTGCCGTCGTCATCGATGAGGTACTTCTGCTTCAGGTATTTGGTGTCATTGCGGTAAATGAAGCTGTCCGGCCATACCGTTTCAGGCCAAAGCCACTTATCTTCGGCGTCACCCTCGCGCAGTTTGTCGCTGATGGCGCGGGAGATGTCGTCAAAAGAGAAGTTGGAGGCATTGGTGAAGAAAAATTTGGTCTTGTTGAGCAGGCCGTCGCGGGTGCAGTCGATTCCGTCAGCCAGGCGGGCAACTTCGATCTGCTGCTCATCACCTTCGGCGTTAACGAAGATGCCCACTCCCTCCTCCGGCGTACCTGCGCCAGGCTCATCAAGCAGCACCGCCACGTGGTCAAACATCATGTTGGTGGCGATCTCGTTGTACTTCTTGCCCTTCGATTCGCCATTGGCAGCGATGCCGGAATACAGAAGTCCGGTGGAGATGTGGATCGGCTCGGAATTGGTGCCCGCCAGCATCTCATCCAGGCGGTTAATCAGGCGCTTGCCCTTATCGCTGGATTCTGCGTATTGGCGGTTGACGTACATATCGCCCGTCACCTTGCCGTCTTTGTGGCTGACGTTCTGCAGCCAGGCCCCGACGTGGTACTCGTTCACCGCCCGGACATCGCGCGCCGACACATGCTTGCCGTCCACTTTAGGATGGCCCAGCGGCATCGGGTTACGTTCAAGTGTGTTGTAGGCCTTTTCGATTTCTGCTGCCGGGTACAACTTCCGGTTCATCACGATATCGTCCACGACAGGCGTGATGCCGCGAACCACGATATGTGGCTTGCCGTCGATGGTTTCAGTGGTGATGTTTGAAGCGGAGTTGACGACGGTCAGCACGTTAACGCGGTTGCGTTTCATGCTTGATCCTCGTTATTGGATTTTTCGTAGCATCGGCGCTCTACAGCACCAGGGGAAATAGTCCAGCGCAGTTACGCAATGGTAGTTCACGGTTCGACCGCAACAACAGCACCAATAAACAGTCATGCAGCCTCCTTAGAGGTCCACTGCTGGCGCTCTTTCTTCAGCTTATCCGCCAGCCCATCGTTGAATATACTGCCGTCGTCATTGAGCAGCACCGGAATCTGGCCACAATAGCAGTGGTATTTGTTTCCATCTACCGCATACCAGTCGCGTACCTCTTGCACGGTCCTGACCTTTCCATGCCAGAATGCGTGGGTTGTCCTGGTTGTAGGTTTCAGTGCTGAAAGATGGAGAAGGCCGGTATTTAGGCCCAGCCTCTCGGATGCCCAGTCCGTTTCATTCCATTGAGCCTGTCGCAGCGCGCCGACCTGTTCAGTCTGAGCGATAGTCTTGGCCTTCGACATGCTCACATCGAGGCGCTTACTGATGACGCTGGCCGTCTCGCGAGGGTTTACGCCCCGCGCTACCGCATCGGTGATGATGTTGGTTAAATCGCCGCGGGCGGTGTCGCTGATGACCTTCCAGTCGCTGAACGTTGTCAGCCTGGCCGCCGATATCTGGTTCAGATAACCGGGGCTGCTTAAAAGCTGCTGTAACGTCGTCTGACTGGCGTACACCTGCGACTGCACCGACAGGTTGGTGAAGGCGTTTAGCGTGCCGCGGTCATACTCCGCAATGACGTAATCCATCGCCCAGAGGTTCTGACTGCCGCCATCAAGAAGCTCGTCATCAAGTATCGACTGCACAACCTGCAGCAAATCAGCCAGCTCAGCAGAGGTCATGTCGTAGATGAACTTACCGACATTGACCTGATACAGTGAAGGCTCAGCTCCCTCGTTATTGCACATCATCCAGGACCGCCTGGCGTTAACCTCACGCTGCTGCCCGGTAAGACGCAGTTCAAACAGCGACTTAAGCCTTCGTTTTATGTTCAGATACCGGTCTTCGATATCGTTAAACATTCGGCTGACCTGCCGCGATGATTGCGTCGGGTCAGCTTTGTTACGCGGTACGATTGGCGTCCCGATTCTGGTTTGCGCTGTCATTATCATCAGTCAGCGGATCCTTATCGGTTTGCTTTACATCAGGGCTCGGGGGCTGGACGACCTTTCGCGGCTCCAGCTCGCCCACTGCGCGGATTTCGTTTTCATCCACTGCCGGAGTGCCGTATGCCTGCTGGGTATCTTTCGCTACTGCGGCCATTGCCTGCATATTGGCTATCTTATCTTTCTCGCTCGGCGCGAGCAGATCTGACCATGCCAACGTGACCTCTCCGGATGATGGGGGGTCAATGACACCAACCGTCCAGAAGCGCTCCAGCACGCTCTCAATCACAGCTGACTGGAATCCCCATCGGCGGCCGTTACAGCGTTTCGCCCAGTCCGTTTTGTCCTCGTCGGAAGCAAGTCGCCCCGTCTGCTGACCAAACAAGATGGTGAACGGACACTGAATCGAAGATGCAAACTCGTTGGCGGCCACTGTCCATGTAGGAGATGGATCGGCTGCTGCTACGGAAAGCACCGACGGCGTGCCAGCCTGCATTACCAGAGCGGCATCAGTGCCTCGGTTCATCTTGGCGACTTTGTCGTTTAGCGCATCGCCAAGGTCTTTGTAGCCAGCGTCTGTGGCTTGCTTTGTCAGGTTCGCAATGTTGGTTTCTTTGTCGAACGCAATCCCAAGTTGGCGACTGGCGTTCTTCAGGAACCCTTCGGCACTACCGCCCGACACCTTCTCAAGATCGAGCAGTTTGTTATAGCCAGCGCGCAGGAATGGCACGCCAGACAGCATGTTCTCGTCTTCAGAGCCTTCGCTGAGGATGATGATTCGCTCGGGGTGCACTGTAACGCCGCGCACCGGGCCATACGTGCCATCATCACCAACGGGCTGCTCGTTGAAGTTGTACGAAACTGGCTGGCCGTACGTTTCTGAAAGTGTGTCTGTGTCGAAGTTACCCGGCTTGACCTGTGATTCCCACGCTGGGATCAGCTTAACGATGGGACCGTTACCGATATTCCTCAGAGATTTAACCTTCGCGCGATCTACCGGCTCGTGCCATTGTCTGCCATCGCGGAACTGAATGAGCAATGCCGAGTACCGGCCAACGAGATTACGGCGATCCGCATCCTTAATTTTCGGCCAGTGCTTCTTCAGTAGCTTAGTAGCTGACTTCTCCCAGTCCGTTGTCTCGGTTGACTCCTTGCCGTCGTCGCCATCGATGATCGTCGGGTTATCAACCCAGCACGAATCAAGAAGCTTATGGACGGCGGCAAACGCCACCGCGTTGCGCTCATAGGCCCGGTAGTATCGGTCGAACTCGAGGCTGTTTGGGTAGCCGAACTCATCCCACAGCTTCGTACGCTTGGTGTTTCCTGGCTGGCCTGCGTACAGCATTCGCTGCCGCCCTAAAGCATCAGCAAGGGCATTAACGAGGAACTGCTCCCCGGTGCTTAATTCACTCACTGATGAGCTCCTTAGAAGAATACTGCGCCGACCTGCTTATGGTTGTTCTTCGCTACTGCAAAGTAGCGGAAGC